TGGCGTAGACCGTCAAGGTTCACCTCCAGTCAGGAAGGGTGAGGGCAGACTCCTGTCTGCCCTCACTCCCCATGCGGTCTACTAGGCCGCCACTACATAGGCGTTGTCGTCAATCGGGTAGTACCACAGCACCCACTTCATCTCGCCCGTGCTGTCGGCTGCCGTCGCATAGGTGATGATACCTGCCGGCACGACAGTCGGCGCGCTACAGCCACGGGCGACGCCGGTGTTCTTGATGGCGGCGTCCGCAGGGTTGCCTGTGATGCTGATGGTCGTGCCGATCAGGGCGCCGTTCATTTCGATGCCCGTAGCAAGGGCACCCGCCGCACCAACCGTCGGGTCAACGCCAATCGTGAGGGCGTTCGCCTGTGCCTGGATGTTCGTCGTTGCGACCTCGCCGACGAGCGCCGTGATACAGACACGCCCGCCCACGACGGTGAAGATGGTCTTCGTGGTGATGCCAGCGATGGCGGCCGAAGCCTTCTCGACCTTTTTCCCCAGGTTCAGCTTCGCCCAGTATTTCAATTCGCCCATTGGGAACCTCCTTTATCAGCGCCGCTTCTGCGGCGGCTTCGCGGGTTCGGCGACTGGGGGCTCAACAGCCGATTCCTCTTCGATCTCTGGCTCCGACTCCGCCAGCGGCTCGGATGAAACCGGTGCCGCCGCAGCCAGTTCAGCCTCCACGCAGTCCCGAGCGGTGGCCAGGTGGCCAAAGATCGGGTGCTCGTAGAAATACCGCGAGCGGAGGATGGCCTCCGCTCGCTTGATCTCGGCCAGTGCCGTTTGCAGGTTAAGCATTCGCAGCCCCCGGCCTCAACCAGTTCGGCATGTTAGCTGGCGTCCGCTGTACCTTCAGGTCGTATGGCACATACAGGACTGCGATCGGCTGCGTGCCGGCGGCCCCTGTGTCTCCGATGTCCAGACTGATGTGCGTGTAGCCATCCGATAGTTGGGCGGCCTTCACGTCGATGACGATGATCTCTTGTGTCTCCGCAGAGGTAGCGTTACCCACGAGGGTAGAGGCGGCGGTCTGTGTCGTCTCCGTCCATGCCTCGTCACCATCAAGTGCCGTCTCCTGCTTGATGGCATACTTGGCGATGGCCGCCAACGCCGTGCTGGTGCCTCCGGTGTAGGCGGTGTGCTCGTAGAGCGTGAGGGTCGGATCATCATTGGCGACACCTGCCGCCTTGAAGACGACGATCATCACGCCGCCGCAGTTCTGCATCGAGAACCGCTTGCCGGTCATCGCTGCTGTCTGCGAGTCTACGGGCGCAATGCCACAACTGAAGTCAACCACCCGCCCAAGTCCACTTATCATTGTGCTTGCCATGTTGCCTCCTTCACGGGGGTTTCAATGCCCGCGAGTGAATGGCCGAGGCGGGGGTTTTATTGCCCGCCCCGGCTGGCCGTACTAAGCCCGCGCCGCTAGGGCGACGTAGGGGCTGAGCGTCGAACCATTGAGCGGCGTCAACGCCGACTGCACCCAGGGCCGCCCGTCTACGCGCTCGACCGGCTTCAATGCCGTCTGGTCGCTCGTGAAATAGGCGTGCTCTGAAGTCGAGATTTCGAGCGCCTGCCGGTCGCCGACCAGGTAGTAGCCAAAGTCGATGAAGGCGATATCACCCTGGTCGCCTAAGGTCGGCACCTTCTCGGTGAAGATCAGTGGCCGAGAGAGCATCGTCGGCAATGGCGCACTACGGATGTCCATGAGTGCCACAGGGGCACCACCGACACCCACGGAGATAGAGAGCGTCATCAACTCCTTGAAGGTGTTGATGTTTGCCACCCACACGCCTCTGCCCAGCGAACTCGGCACCATGCGGGAGAATATGTTGAGGATGTTCTCAACGACGATCGTGTCGGCGGGCTGATCGGTCTCCTTGTCAACAGCGATCAGCGCCGGCGAGTTCAGAACACCCAGCGGCTGCCCGACACCGGAGCCGGTGAGGAAGGCTACATCCTCGTAGAAGGCGATGCCCGTTGGAAGGGCCTGCATCAACCAACTCGACAGAGCGGCGGCATCGTTCCACAACTCGTTCGGGACCGCCGCCAAACCCATGAGCTTGTTGGCCTCTAACTTGACCCGCCCAAACTTCGCCTGGGTGATGGTGGGCGTTCCACCTTCCTCGGTCCAGTAGAAGACCATCCCGCCTAGCACAGACCCGACGTGGGTCGTGGCATCAACGAACGGTATGGACTGGGTAGGCGTGGTCAGCGTGATGACCGTCGCCCGTGGGCGGACGATAGAAGCCTCAAGCGCGAGTTGCATGATCTCCGACCGCATCGTCTCTGGGATCAGGAAGCCGCCGGCGCTCGGCTCGACCGAACTGTAGGCGTCCATGACCTTGCGGACTTCAGGCAAGCGGCCGTCGGGGAACGGGTTGCGGTGCCAGACGGCCTTGGCGAAGTCGCCCAGATTGGCGAATCCCACCGATTCCATCTTCACGCCGGGGGCCGTGGGATTGTAGCAAGCGGCGACCTTGGCACCCGTACCTGCCTGCACCTGCGGCGAGCCCAGGTTGGGCCGATTGACGCCGTGCTCCCTGAGAAGGTTGTCGAAGGTCTCCTTGGCTGCCTTCGTCACACGCTCTTCAATGGCTCCGACGCCAGCCATGCCAGCCGTCACCGCCTCCATGACCATATCGCGTAGCGGCCCGCGCTCGTCCGTCAGCTTCGCGTGGGCAGCAACGAGCTCTTCGAGCTGCCCATCGCGGATCACTTGCCCCATGCGCTTCGGGTCGCGCATGAGTTCCTGCATTCCCTCCAGGGTGTCAGGGATTTCCATTGTCAGTTGTCCTTTCTGCTGAATGCTGGCTCGATAGGGTGCTCGGCCAGCACCTTTTCCAGATTAGGTTCGGGCGGGTCGTACCTCGCGTATTCAGCGAGAACCCCTTCCCAATCAACCGCAGCGAACGGATCGCTGTCGCCTTTGACAGGACTACTCAGTTCGTCCAAGGGCGGCGGTTCCATGTCGCCGTCCCGCAGGTGGCCTGCCAGGTGGTTCCACACGCCCTGCTTGTCCTCAGCCGGAATCGTGGTCCCGCCACGGCCTCCATTCAGCACGGCAATTCCAGCGGAACAGCCTCGCATGTTGGCCGCACCGACGGCGCCGGCGGCCCCTACCTCATGATGAATGAACTTGTAGGCCGCCTTCGTGTCGGCGTCGGCCTCTGGGTCTACCCAAGCAAAAGCCTTCCGGTAGTAGGGCGCCGTTTCATCGTTGCTCAGACGGGCCTTGTTGCCGGGGCCATCCCATGGCTGCTCAACGTAGGCCGTGGAGTGCGAACCGATGGCCTTGTCAAGAGGTAGCCAGTCGGGGACGTTCCTAAACCTGGACAGGTTGAAGACCCCGACACGGACCTGATCCTTTGCGCTTTCCAGAAGCCCATCGGCAAGATTGATGTCAACTGCTTCCTGCGCCCGATACCAGCTCTCGGTCCGCATCCGGTCACGCCACTCGGCCTCCGTGCCGCCGGCGCGGCTGGCGTAGAAGGCAGCGACCGTATCGCCCATCTTGTTGAGCGTCTCAGCCATCTTCGCGTGGTCCGCAGCGGCGCCCATAGTCATCCCGTAAGGCTCGTGAATCATCATCGTGGCACCCGTCGCCATGAGGACGGTGTCTGCTGCCTGAGAGATGAAGGACGCGCTGGAGGCCGCAAGACCATCAACGATGGCGTGAACTTCTGCTGGATGGTTCTTCAGGACGTTGTAGATCGCTATGCCGTCGAAGACATCGCCGCCAGGGCTGTTGATACGAAGGGTAATAGTTTTGGCCTTGATGCCCTTCAATTCGTCGGCGAAGTCCTTTGCGGTAATGCCCCAACTGCCGATCTCATCGTACAGATAGACCTCGGCCTCTTCGTCCTTTGCGTTCCTGATTTCGTACCAAGACTGTTTCATGAGCTTTCCCCTAATCAAAGAGCGCCCCGAAGGGCGCGCTCTCAGGAGCCATCTGGGCTCATATGGAGCCACCTAGCTCACGACTTCAACTTCCTTACTGCACTTCGGGCAGTGGGCCGTGGCTCCGACATTCATGTTCCGTCCGAGCCATCGCCCACAACTCGGGCAATGCACCTCGCCAACAATGGTCGCCGCCTGAAGTTGCGGCGGGGCAAGCAGCGCCCGGAGCATCTGTGCAGGCTCCGGCGGCTGTAACTGTCCGCCGTCCAGGTTGGCCCCCTTCATGGGATAGATGTTGGCGGGCACGTAGAAGATGCCGTCGAGCGCCTCCGGGTCCTTGCCGGTCGCGTCCCTGAATTCCTGCAGGGACCAGCCACCAGCCACGAAATTCTTGCGCGCCCTGTCCTGTATCGCGTCTACGTCCTCCTGGAGCGCCTTGATATCGGACTTGTCGAAGAGCACCTCGTCAATACCACCGAACTCAGGAACCAGCGAAAGGTTCAGCACATCGGCAAGTTCAGATAGGAATGGGGCCATCTTCAAATCCCAGAAGACTTGCCAATCCTGGCGTTTGTTCGCGTAACTGGAGGATTCGTAGCCAATCCTCATGCCGATAATTGAGCCGGGAATCCCCAGAACCATACCGATGCGTGCCTCTTGCATTGCGTCGATTTCTTTGGGCAAAGCGTCGCGCAGACCACGGTTGAGACCCATCTGTTGATAACTGGTTTCGGCCTGGTCAAGAATCATCATCTCGTGGAAGCCGCCGAATCCGCCAAACTGTCGGTGGAAGCGGTCGCGTATGTTGTTCTTGGCTTCGTCCGACAACTTCTGTTTGACTGAGAGAATGGAGCCAGGGCCAGTACCGCCGCGCTCGAAGAAGGTTTGCAGAAAGCCGCGCATGTAGGCATCAATGTCCAGCCGACCCATCACGGGCAAAAGAGGCGGCATTCCGTAATAGGGATCAATTGGGTTGCGCGTCTTGAAGTGCATCACGTCCCGATACTCAAACGTGACTACTTCCTGACCCACCCGATACTCGTACTTGCAGAAGGTCTCCTTGTCGGGGATGATACGCACCCTATCGGGCTGCAACCGCCAAAGCTCCTGCACGTTGCCCAGACCCACATTGCGGGCCTTGAGCAGATAGGCATTGCCAGCCAGATGATAGTCAACCGTGACCATTGCCCAGCACTGACCCCGACTCATGTACGGGTTCGGCGCGTTCAAGAGTTTGATGAGTGGATGGTTTGGCACTTCAATCACGAAACCATTACGAATCAAGGAATGGTAGGCGGTAGAAAATGGCAAGCCCCTCGCCATCTGGTGATTCATCTGACGCCTGATGCAATGCCGAAATTCTTCACGATCTCTCATGCCGCCAAAACGTGGACTCTCACGGCGCCAGCGTTGCCCAATGATGTGCGGCTCCGAAGCCGACATCCCTAGCAATTCGAGGCCAGCGAAGACGATCTCATTGCCCATGTAGCCCTTGCGGGCAAATTGAAGATAGCTCTGCGGCCCGCCCATTGTCCCCATTGGCTGCCAAGCCCCAGGGACAGAAAGAAGGGGCGGGACGGAAGCCTGCCCCCCGAAGAGACGGGAGAGGAACTGTGCAGTGAGGCCCATCAGATCGCACTCACCTTCTCGAACACGGCCACGGCCAGGCCAGCGATGGCAGCCAGGGCGACGATGCCAACCGCGAGCGCCACCAACAGGACAGCGAGTTGGCCTAGGGCGCGGCGGTCGGCGGCGTCAAGCACAGCAGGCCATTCCAGCCTAGACAAACATCACGCTCGCTTCCTCTTCGCTCGCACTCGCCCCCTCAGCGACGGCCACCGTGCAGGCCTCCCACGAGAGGCAGCTTGCCATCGCAGCGTCAATCTTCAGCGGCGAGTCGGGCCGTTCCTTCTGGATCGTCCACATCGGGTTGCCCTGGTCATCTCGGAAGTACTGCATGTGCTTGTGTGAGTTCAGGATGCCCGCTGTGAAACGCGGGTCACCGTCGTGGGTCAGCGCCCCGGTCTGGATCGCGTTCCGGTAGGCCAGCAGGGAAGCGGCCATCTTCCGGTACTGGTTCGTCGCCCAGGCCACGACCCTATCTGCGCCATAGCGACCAGCCCACGCCGCCAGCATGTCCTTCCAGTAGAACGGGTCGGCGTTCATGCGCCAGACCTTCCAGCGAGTGAAGGCGGCGTCAACCGTCTCGTCTACCTCCCGGAAGGGAATACGCGCCTCGCCCGAATCAAGGATTTCGGGCTCCCAGTAGCCCACGACCCACTGATGGCCTGTGATAATCTCGGTGCCGATCAGGGCGGTGTGGTCACGGCCGATAGAGCCGTCGAAGCCGAGGGCGATCAGCGCGCCGTCCGGCACGATGTAGCCAAGGCGCTCTAGCTCGGCCCAGCGCTTGCCATCAAAGGGTTTGTCCTCCTGGGCGACGATCTGGTTCAAATAAAAGCGCCGGGCGATGGCCGGCGAGGTGCGCGGGTCGTGGATCTCTTCCATGAGGCGCTCTGGGCTCACCCAGTCCGAGTCGCCCCGTGCCGCCTCTAGGCCAGCCCGCAAGGACTCATCATCCAACAGGTCGGTGTCTTCGGGGGCCTCCAGCGAGTCGTAGAGGACGCCGGTCGCACTTGAGAGGCCCTGGCTAATCTTCTGCCACGCCTCGTAGTCGTGCTGGGCGACTGAATCCTCGCCCGGAGCATGGGCGTTGGAGATGGCCAGCACACGGGACGAACCGTCTCTAGACTTCGCGGCATTTCTGGCGATCACATCCGCCATAGCATGGCCCTCGTTGGATCGAAGCCAGTGCTGAGTTTCGTCCATGACGATGAAGGTCGCACGACCGCCTTCTAGGGCGCGGGGCGAACTAGTAACGGCCTCCAGACGGCAACGGCCCCGATGGGCGTAGACGATCTCTTTGCCGATGTCGATCTCAAACTCGTTGATGGCCTCCTTGCTAATCATGGCGGGCAGAAGGGCCATCGAGTTCCTAGTCTGATCCCTGGACACGGCGGCCATCTGCACCCAACTCGCATAATGTGGGCGACCTATCGGCTGACCCTCGGCATCCCATTCGCCAGAGAAGCGGCAAGGGCCAAGCAATTCAATCACAGCCAGAGCGTCCGCCAACGGATTTTTGCCCCATCCCTTCATCCTTCGCAGCATCCCATAGCGGTAGATGAAGCGCCCCTGGTCGTCGATGGCGTACCACCACAGAATGAAGCGCATTTGCTCGGCCGTGAACTTCCACGCTTCACCGGCCTTGGGACCGTCGGGCTGCAAGAGATAATCGGCCGTCCAACCGAGCACCTGCCAGCCGAGGGTATGCTTCGGTAGGAGCCACTTGCCATCGCCGTTGCGCTGCCACGTAGGGCCGATGGCGACAGGCGCAGGCGGGGCGAGGGTCGTCACTCTTCCACCATCCTCCGGTAGTCTTCGATGGCCGTGATGCTTGCCGGCTGCTCGTTCCGCTGCGGCTCCATGTAGCGAATCCGTAGGTCGCGGCGGGCGTCCAGTGTCGTGCCCATCACCTTCTCGCGGGCACGGAGTTCGTAGGCGGCCTTCACATCGCCCCCATGGAACCGGGCCGCCACCAGAGCCGTATCGAAGGCGAACTGCCAGTCGGCCGCCGTCCACAGACAGCAGTGCGGCATAGTGGAGACCGCCGTCCACCAGCGCCGCGTCGCTTTCGACCATGCACCATGCTTCGGCGGCAAGTCCGGCGCGTCCTCGAACAGGACGTTCTCAACCTCAGTCCATTGATGGACGGGCTGGACTCTGTGGCGTACCGGCGTCCCTTCGTTGGGCTTGCGTCCAGCAACAGGCATCAGAAAGTCACCGCCGTGTCAGATGATTCTATACAGACGCTCGGAATGG